CTATCAATGCCCCGACTGCCACACCTGCTGGGACCGTGATACCGGCGCAATTGTCGATTCCTATGATCTTTCACGATGAAAACCATTTTCACTTTCTTTTCCATCGCTCTTTTCGCTTCGCCCGTGTTGGCCTGTAATGAGCCAATCATCAAGAAAGGCTCGTGTCCGCTTGGTTACTACAGTTCTGGAGGCTATTGCATTCCTAGCCGATAGGAGTCATAGTGGCTTGCTATGACCTCCTCATGTCCCGAACCATGTCTTCGTTCGAGCGTTTTGAACCCAAGCGAATCAGTCTCAATGGAAAGAGACATTACATTTGCGAAGGGTTTCCAAACGTTCCTGAGGGCATGGTTCTTCCGTCTGTAACCACCACGCTATCTTCCATGGCGCCAGTAGCCAAGATCATGGCCATCATGAACTGGCGCAAGCGAGTGGGAAATGATGAGGCAAATCGCCGCACTCGTCTTGCTGCTAATCGTGGCACTTGGCTCCATGGCATTCTTGAAGATTGGTTCAATGGGGAAGATATTGAACACCATCTCGAAAAGGCCTTGGAGTGGGCCATCTATTTTCAAACTGTTGAGCCATTCTTAGAGCATATTGCCGAGCCAGTGCTCGTGGAAAGCGCTGTGGCATGGTGGGACGAAGCGCATGCCATTGGCTACAGCGGCACTCTCGACATGGTGGCGAAAATGGCCAGTGGCACCACTGCGCTCATCGACTGGAAGACCAGCTTCAAAGAAAAGCCTGACTACCAGCTTGCCGATTACAAGCGCCAGCTTGGCGCTTATTCCATGGCCGCTTCTCAAATGTACGGACAGGAAATCGACGAGGCCTGGTGCGTCATCTCATGCTTCGACCCAGAAAACGAAAAAAGCGAAGCCTTGCTTCAGCTCGTCCACCTCGACGGCTTTGAACTGGTAGCACAGCAACGGATCATGGCCGACACTGTGAAGAGATATTTCAATGAGCACTACCCTGGCGCCAGGGCCTTTGCATTGACGATGGATAAGGGGTAAGATTGGCAAGCCCGAAACGGGCTGTACCATCACTCCCCTGGAGAAACACAATGGCTGGAAAGCCTCCAATCACTGCCGCTATCGATCTCACCCCTGATGTGCTTAATGCACTGAAGGCTGCTGGTCCCAACGATCGCGGCAACTACTCTCTCGACCTTGCAGTGTGGGAGAACACTCGTCGCACCTCCGACCGCGCCCCTGGCTACACGGGCAGCGTCAAAGTGAAAGGCGCTGATCGTGACGCTCCTAAAGGCTACGCTTCGGTGTGGACCAATATGGGCGGTTCTGACGATCTGTTCTGAAAACAAGGGGCTTCGGCCCCTTTTATTTTTCCCATTGAAACCATGCTTCTCACTGACAAAGAAATCAGCAAGCTTGCTGAAATTGATATTTTCTCGCCTTACATTGGCGAAAAGCGTCGCACGCTTGACAATGGCATAAAGGCCATTTCCTACGGCCTGTCACAAGCTGGCTACGACATCAGACTCTCTCCTGATCATTTTCTGGTGTTCGATGGAAAGAACTGCAAGGGAAAGCACAAACCCTTCCTCGACCCTAAGCTTTCTGACCCCACTATTCCCTACGAAGCTCCGCTAGTGCATGCAGAGGGAAGCTCCTTTTTCTACTTGCCTCCCCATAGCTTTGGCCTCGGCGTGAGTCTGGAGCTGATTTCCATGCCCCCAAGCATCATGGGCTTGTGCGATGGTAAAAGCACTTATGCCCGTTGCGGCATCATTATCAACGTGACGCCTGTTGAGCCTGGCTGGGCGGGCCATTTGACCATGCACATTGCCAATCCCACGGCATTTCCAGCTCGCATTTATGCCAATGAAGGCATTGTGCAAATCATGCTCGTGCAGCTTTCCAGCAATGTCGAGCAGGCTTACACAGGCCACTACCAGAACCAAGGCGCTAAGGTGCATTTAGCCGCTGTATAGCCTTGAGCGCTCTTGAAGATCAGTTCCTGAGCCTCTGGCAGGCGCACTATCCTCGGCTCTCTCTAGAACGAGAATATAGCGACATTGAGGCCTGGGAAAAAGACTATCAAGAGCGCTATTCCCGAAGTAAACGCTCTAAGAGGTATCGTCTTGACTTTGCTCACCCCGACTCTCGCACTGGCGTCGAAATACAGGGTGGTGTTTATAATCGTGGCCGCCACGTCACTGGCTCTGGCTATGAGCGAGATTGCAAAAAGTATAATCTCGCCTACACGAGCGGCTGGACGATTTTTCTGCTCACTTCTGCCATGGCCAAAGACTCCGCCTGGCTCTCGATGATTGCTGGGCATATTGCTGCACAGTCTCAGCGGCCTCGTTGAGCATTTCTTCGGCAGCAGCCAAGTCATTGTCCCGTTGCGCTATGGCTTGACGAAGCTGGATGTTTTCAAGCATCAAGCTCTGAACGGCAGTCTGCATGGAGCACCAGCCCTGCAGCAGGTTCTTCGACACCTCCTTGAGCTGCTTAAAGTCGGTGCAATCGTCAATAGCTTTTCGATTGACTGTCAAAGCAAACTCTCGCTCTGCTGAGTGCTCGAATGGCCCCATAACTGCATGGAAGTGACGATTGTTGAATGTTAGCTCAACGGGCAAGCAAAACTTCATTATTTGTCTGATGGCCTTTCCTCAAGCTTAATCGCGCATTAAGAAGGACCATGGAGGAGAGCCGAAAAGAAGCGGGCGGCTTGCCGAAAAGCACTGCCTTGCCTACAATCACAAAGCGTTCGGCTCCTTCCTGTGATACGGCCCGAAAAGACTACTGCCGAAAAATACGGCGAGCTTCTTGTCCTGATGGTCACTGCCGCCATTTCTTCCGCTATTAACGGTTGGCTTCTGAGCATTTGCGCTTCATTTTTCTTCCCATTGTTCTCCCTTGCTTTCTGGCAGTGGTGGCTGGTCGCTTTCACTTTCCGCGCCGTATTTCTCCCTAAGAACTAATGCACCCTCTCCCTTCCATCGATCCTCTCGAAGACGGCACCAGCGAGGTGAGGCTTCTTGATTTCATGGGCAATAGCTTGTCCGTGGTCAACGATGCCCGTCAGAGCTTTGAAAAGGCTTCTGCTGATTGGTCCGAAAAGGACGCCAAACTGTTGAACTACCTGGCTCGCGAGCATCACACTAGCCCGTTCCGAGGCGTTGTTTTCAAATGGTTTGTGAAAGCTCCGTTGTTTGTCGCCAGGCAATGGTGGAAGCATACAGTGGCTTGCACTTATGTGGATGATCAACTGGGCTGGAACGAAAAGAGTTATCGCTACTGTTCTGCTGAAGATGCTGAGTTTTACATGCCCAGCGTTTTCCTGCAGCAAAGCGAAAGCAACAGACAAGCCTCTGCAGGGCCGTTGCCTGGCGCTGCGCAGGAACAGGCCAAACTTGCCTATGCAAGCGGCTTGTGGGCGGCCAAAGCGGCCTATGAAGACCTTCTGACGATGGGAGTGAGCAAGGAGCAGGCTCGTGCCGTGCTGCCTCCTGCTATGTACACCTCCTTCGTCTGGACTTGCTCGCTACAGGCCCTGCTTCATTTCGTCAGTCTTCGTAAAGGAGCTGGCGCCCAGGGAGAAATCGTGGCTTATGCCGATGCCCTGTTCGCTCTTGGACGGCCAGTAGCTCCTGAAGCTTTCGAGGCTTTTGCTGCCAACAACTATCAATTCTGATCATGCACGACCCCATCAATCCATCGCACTACACTTCCAGCCCCATTGAGTGTATTGAGGCCATTGAAGCATCAATGACAACTGAAGCCTTCAAGGGCTTTCTCAAGGGCAACAGCATCAAATACTTATGGCGCTACCAGCAGAAAAACGGCGCAGAGGATTTGCGCAAAGGACAGTGGTATCTTGAGCGCTTGATTGCCATCAAGGAAATAGAAGAAGCCCAAGCTCAAAGGATTGCCGAGCAAAGCAAAGAAGTTACTTTGCATATTGCCGAGCACGACCCCGACTCCTACATGATCAGCGAATGTCATGATGGATTCTGTCCATTGCCTAGCGTGAGGCAAGGGCCTCCAGAAATGTTCAAGCCAGTCAGCTAACCAGCTAGTCCCAATTGCAAAGAAAGCGGCCACACTCGGGCCGCTTTTTCATGCGCTTCGTGAATGGGCACCACCCGTTGCGTTTCGTGCATCCACTGCTCCCAGTCGCCAATGGCAGTGTGGGCACTAACAAAGCTATGAGCATAAATCCATGCCATCAAAGCATCTTCACGCTGTTGTGTCCAGAACTGCTGGGGCCTCCACCATTCAAACAGCGGCAAATTGCTTTTGCTTGCATTGCAGCTTAAGCACGACGGAGCGCTGTTCCATTTCGAGAAATGCGGCCCTCCCTTGCTCTTGGGCACAATGTGATCAATGGTCAGTTTTTCGTTCCATCGACCACAATAGGCACAGGCGCAATGGCCAAATGGTCCCTTAACGGGGTAGTCTTCAAAGATGCTTTTGCGGAAGCGGCGCTTAGCCTCTCCAGGGCGTAAAACAGACAAAGAATAAAGCAGATTCTCTGGTCCATTTTCTTGCCGCATAGCATCACAATGCTCGCTTGCCTTTAGCTTAAACCACCGAAGGCGATGGAGGGGAGAATGTAGAATAGAAGAAAAAGTGTCATTCGTCCAATGAAGACCTGGCAGGAAAAGGCCGCTGATTTGGCGGTGACCGTTACAGCGGGAATGCTTCTTGCCACTGGTGGCACAATGGTAGCCATTGGCACTCAACAAGCTCGCATTACCACGCAAGTTGAGACCGTCATTGAGAAGCTAGACGCTCTCACTGAAAACATTAAGAGCCTTGAAACTCGCGTGCGTTCACTGGAAATCGAGCGCTAAGCTAAAGGAAAAGCTTTCCTTATCATGACTTCCATTGAATGGTTTGTTATTGGCGGCATTGTCATTGCGGCCGCCGACCAAGTGATTCAACACACCCCCTGGAAAAGCAATAACGTGGTGCAATTGCTTCTGACTGGCCTCAAGGCAGTCTTCCGCGTGAAGGGTTGAGCATGTCCACTGAACAAGCTTTCTGGAGCCAGTGCTTTGATATTGCACGCAAATGCGGAGCACGGTTTCCAGAGCTTGTTGCGGCTCAGTGCTGTCTTGAGAGCGGCTTTGGCAAGCACTTTTCGGGCAAGAATAATGTGCTTGGCCTGAAAGGCGATGGCTCTACTGTCTCGACGAAGGAATTTTACGATGGACAGTGGGTGACGATTAGGGCAGGCTTCATTGATTTTCCTTCCATTGCCGCTTGCATTGAATACCTAGTCACTCGCTGGTATAAAGACTATCGGCATTTCAAGGGCATCAATACGGCTCCCAACCGCTACGCAGCGGCTCGCATGCTTTATCAACAGAAATATGCTACGGATCCTGAGTATCCAGCAAAGCTTTCTAAACTGATGAAGCAATACGCTCCAGAATCCACTACTTCTGCCATGATTGGTCCCAAGAAACGCCCGCAAGATTTTGGCTTTAAGCAAGGCGACTCACACCTTGTCGTGAACGATGCCAAGGAAACCATGAAAGCTTTCTCTTTTGAAGGGAAGCTTCTATGGGAAATCCCTTGCTTGGCTCGTGGGCAATACAGTGACTTTGAATGGCGCATCCAAAACAGTGACACTCCCGTGGGAGTTTATCTATTTGGGGAAGTGCACAAAGACTACGAGCGCGTAGGCGACAAGCCTGCATATGATCGAACTTTGATGGCATATGGCTGGTACAGTTTCGACATGATTGACTTGGAAGGGCAGGAAAGGAATAATGGAAGGGCGGGAATTATGGCCCATGGGGGTGGCAGCGCTAATGGCTGGCCAGGCGCGTGGGCGCCCAACCAACCGCTAGTGCCTTCTCATGGATGTCTTCGTCTAAAAAATGTTGATCTTCGCGACAAAATTCTTCCACTTTACAGAAAGGGCAAGATCTTCTGTTCCGTGTGGCAAGAAGGCTAATCAACGTGCTTCCATATTTTGCGCAAACGAATTGCGCTAATAACGGGCTGAGTTACTCCATAGGCTTCTGCCAAGTCAGCTTGCTTTTCATTACTAGCTCGTATAGCTAGCACGTCAC